TTCTTCAACTTATGTAATGTTGAAAGATAGACAAATCAATGTTACTCCAGGTTCAGACGGTACAGTATGGCAATTAATGGCACAAGGCGATACAGGTGCTGTTATGAATACAAGAGGTGATATAATTGTACAAGACGCCTCTCAAGCGTCAAGATTAGCAATTGGTACAGTTGGTTCAGTCTTAACTACAAATGGCACAGACCCTATTTGGTCAAATGCTGAAGGCAAAAATGTTTACTATGTTGCAAACTCAGGTTCAGATAGTAATCCAGGTTCACAATATTTACCTTTCAAAACAGTTTATTACGCATTATCACAAGCAACTTCAGGTGACATAGTTGACTTTAACACAATCACAGGTGGTACAGGTGGTACTCCAGGCACTTACGATATTGTACAAACAAGCACAGACGGTTCAGGAACACTTGCAACTGCTAGAGTTGTATTAGATGGTTCATCTACACCGTCAGTTACAATTACAAGTGGTGGTAAAAACCATGCAGCTGGTGATGTAGTTTCTTTTGCAGACACAAGTTCACAATTAGGTGGTGCATCAACAATTACTATTACAGTTGTATCTGCTTCAATTGGTGATGTTATCTATGTTAAGAACGGCGTTTACAAAGAAATTTTACCTATTAAAATCCCTGCTGGTGTTACAGTACAAGGTGAAAGTTTAAGAGGAACAGAAATTCAACCTGCTTCAGGAACAGGTCATCAAGTTAAAACAGTTACAACTACTACAAATGTTTCTGGTGCTACTAACGGCACCTATAGTCAATTACATCAAGCATCTACAAACGGAAGTGGTACAGGTTTTGTAATTAATGCTACAGTTTCAGGTGGCGCTGTTTCAGCTGTCACAATCTATAATGGTGGTTCAGGTTATGTTGTAGGTAATACAATAACTATATCAGTTGACGGACAAAATTTAGTATTAACAGTTGCTTCATTAGAAAATAATAATGCAAGTAACATGTTCTTAATGAACAATCAGACAAACCTTGTTCAAATGTCAATGAAAGGTTTAACAGGAACACCAGGCGCTGGTGCAACTGGTAAGGCTGCTGTAGTTTCTTTAGACCCTAGTGGTTCTATTACAACTGCTTCGCCTTATATTCAAAACTGTTCGTCTGTTAATGCAAATGCAACAGGTATTCAAATTGACGGACTATTACACAGTGCAGGTAATAAATCAATTCTTGCAAATGACTTTACACAAATCAACTCAGACGGTAAAGGTTGTCATGCATTAGGTGGCGGCCGTGGTGAGATGGTTTCAGTCTTTACATATTATAACGCAATTTCTTTCCACGCACAATCGGGTGGATTTATTAGAGCACTAAACTGTTCATCTGGTTATGGTGAACAAGGTGCTGTCGCAGACGGAACATTAGCCTCAGAAACAGCAGTATCAGTAGCTGCTCGTGGTGAAATGTTAAAATATGCAACTGCTGGATTTGTTGGCGCTGCTACAGAGAGTGATGTTGCAGACGCAGTTTCAACTTCAGGTACACCGACAGCTGCTACAATAGTAGGTGTTACTTCAGGCGCAAGTGCTACACTTTCAAGAGTTAATGTATCATTAGATTATTTACATATCGAAAGTAGAAGTGGTAACTTCCAACAAGGTGAAGTTTGTACAGTAACAAAAGATGACAGTTCAATATTTCAATTAACGCTAGATGCTTCTCACGGAGATAGTTCAGCTGCTCAAACAGGACAAATTGGTCCACTTATTAGAATAGATGGTTCAGCATTAAGTTCAGCAACCGCTATTAAAGTAGGTTCAAATGTTGTCTTTGCTGGCGACACTGCTAAGTATTACAGAATTTCAGCAGTATCAGAAACAAATACAAGTGCTGAAACAGCACTTATCAGATTAACAGAAAGTGTTACAACTGCTAGAGCAATTGCAGATAATGAAGTAGGTTCTATTACAACAGGTTTTTCAAATGTTCGATTAACAGGACATGACTTCCTAAACATTGGTACAGGTGACTTTACAACTACTAACTATCCAGGTTCAGAAAGTCAACCAGCAGACCAAGCAGACGAAATTACAGAAACAAATGGTGGTCGTGTTTACTTCACATCTACAGACCAAGACGGTGACTTTAGAGTTGGTGATTTATTCAGAATTCAACAGTCAACAGGTATTGCAACCCTAAACGCAGATGCATTTGACCTTTCTGGTCTATCAGAATTACAACTTGGTTCTATTGGTGCTGAGTTAGGTGCAACAATTAACGAATTTAGTACAGACGAAACATTATCAAATGATAGTAACACGGCAGTTCCAACAGAAAGAGCAATCGTAGGTTATACTCAAAGAGATAAAATGGGTACAGGACATTTAGTTCCACCTACTGGTACAACTGCTGAAAGACCTACAGGTGATAGTTTAAAAACTGGCGGTTTAAGATATAACTCATCTCTAGTAACATGGGAAGGCTATAATGGTTCAGCATGGACTGGTTTAGGTGGTGGTAATCCATGGGCTTCAACAAGTACAAATATTACAATAGCTGCAAATGACAGATATTTTGTAGATACTTCAGGTGGTGCAAAAACAATTACATTACCTGCTTCACCACAAGTTGGTGACCAAGTTTCATTACTTGACTTAGCAGGAACATTTGATACAAATAATTTAACTGTTGCTAGAAATAGTTTAAAAATTAATGGTGCAACTGCCGACCTAGTGGTTGATGTAGAAGATAGTGCCATTCAGTTAGTTTACACTGGTGCGACATACGGTTGGAAACTAACAAGTAATAATTAAGAGTAATTAAGAGAGGGTATAAATAGTAGTATGGCAAATATTAGAGATATTACAGGTAAAAATAGAAGATTTACAGGTACAGATGGTATCAAGTTACCTGAAGGGACAACTGCTCAAAGACCAGGAAGTCCAGCTGATGGTGAATTAAGATTTAATACTACTCTTAACCTTGCAGAGTATTATGACGGTACTAACTGGAAGGCCATTGATGCTCCACCTACAATTTCAGGTTTTGCAGTTGATGGCGGTTCTGTAGGAACAACTGGTGTTGTAGACCCAGGTGGCGGTGGTACAGTATCTATTGTTATCTCAGGTTCTCTTTTTGATACTACAGCTGGTGTAGTTACTTTTGTACCAGAAGGTACAGGTTCTACTGTTAATACAGCATCAATTACAAGAACAAGTGCAAGTTCATTCACAGTCACAGCAACGGAATCAGATTTTTCAGAAGCTGGCGACCCTTATGCAATTAAACTAGTAAACGGTTCAGGCCTTTCTGCTACATTAGCAGGTGCTATTGATTGTAATGTTGCTCCAACTTTTGCAACAGCAGCTGATACAGATGTTGGTTCAATCGCACAAGGCGGAAGTGATTATAGTGGTTTCACAACAGTAGCTGCTACAGACGCAGACGGTGACGCAATCACACACACAATTTCAGCAGGTTCTTTACCATCAGGAACATCACTATCAACTGCCGGTACTTTTTCTGGTACAGTTTCTGGTGGCGCTACAATTCAACAATATACATTTACAGTACAGGCTGCTACAGCAAATCATACAGTTACAAGACAATTTAAAATGACTGTAGCGGCAGCGGCTGGCGATGCAGAATATAATTCAGGTGGAACATATTCATGGACAGTTCCAGCTGGTGTTACAAGTGTATCAGTAGTTTGTATCGGTGCAGGTGGTACAAATGGTATCGGTAATTCAGGTCAGGCAGGTGGCGGTGGTGCCCTTGCTTATAGAAACGCAATCACTGTTGTACCAGGTGCAACAGGTACAGTTGTCGTAGGCGCTTCAAGTGGCCGTTCAGGTAATCAAGGTCAAACAGGAGGTTCATCCTCATTTCAATATTCAGGAACAACTACAACTGCCGGTGGTGGCGGAGGAGGTTACGGTGACGGACTTCAAAACGCAGGCACAGGTGGTGGTTCAGGTGGTACTCGTTCAGGCACAACAACTGGAGGAGGAAACGGTGGCGCAGGTGGTACAGATGGTCAAAATGCAGGAGGTCCAGGTGGCGGCGGCGCTGGTGGATATTCTGGTAATGGTGGCGCTGGTGCTACAGGTTTTGCTCCAACATCCTCTACAAACGGAAGTGCAGGAAGCGGCGGCGGTGGCGGCGGCGGCGGAAAAGGCGGAACAAATGAAGCTGGCGGTGGCGGCGGTGGAGGTGTAGGCTTCTACGGCGAAGGAACATCAGGTGCCGGTGGCACAGGTTCAGGACAAAATAATAATGGAGGCGGTGGCGCAGCTGGAGGTTCAGGTGGCCAAGCAGGCGGTACTGGAGAAAATTCAGTTGCAGGTGGTCAAAACAGTTCAGGTGGCCAAGGTGGTGCATACGGTGGTGGCCAAGGTGGTACTCAATCAGAGGGTTCAAATAATAGTGCCGGTGTAGGTGCAGTAAGAATTGTTTGGGATCCGGCAGGAACAGCTCCAGCATTCCCTTCAACTAATGTAGCAGACAGGTAGATAAATGTATAACTTTTATAAAAAATTAAACTCAGATAAAACAGCACCCGAAGGCAATCTGTATATAAGAAAAAATATGGAACAGATGAATTTAGGTATTGATTTAGATGACCTAGCAGCATTAAAAACTGCTGGTTGGTGTGTACATTTAAATACACCAAAACCTACTTACGATTGGGGTAATTACACTCATAAATGGGTAGACAATGGTGATGTTCTAATTGATAGTACAGTTAATGTATATGATTTTGATTGGCAAGAAGTTGATGAAACTTCAGATTTAACTACAGATGAGTTAAATGATAGAAAAGCTAGAGCATGGGCTGAGATTAAAGAGATGAGAAAGTTTGTTCTAAGAAGAACGGACTGGTGGGAATTACCATCTCAATCACCTATGAGTTCTGAAAGAACAGCTTTTAGACAAGCTTGGAGAGATATTACAACTCAATCTGACCCATTTAATATTACATACCCTACAAATCCTGACAATCCAGATAGTTACAATCCTTGGGAAGTATAAGCATTTCCAAGTGTTATAAATAGATTATGTAATAACTAGTAATGGTTATATAATGAATAGGACTGACAATGCAGATGTACAATGCTTTTCCAACACCAGTTGGATTTTTTGATGTAGAAAACTCCAAACCTCTTAACGAGGGATTAACAAATTTCCTTTACAGTATAAAAGAAGAAGATGGTCCTCAAAGGTCCATGGTTGGTGGTTATCATAGTAAAGATGATTTACTATCTCGTAACAATACTTTTATACAACAGTTTCATAAAATAATTAGTGAACAAATAAAAGAGTATCACTCTAAAGTGTCTAAAGTTCAAATGGGACCTAACACAAGAATGG